ATCCAGTGTCTTTCTGGAGATCAAACTGACGGATATGGCGGAGTCCCTGGTATTGGAGTCAAAAGAGCAGAAACTCTATTCAATAAGGAAGGGTACAGTTGGAAGACAGTGGTAAAAGCCTTTACAGATAAAGGTCTTACTGAATATGATGCTATCCTCAATGCTAGACTGGCTAGAATACTAACTATTGATGATTATGACACAGAAAAACAGGAAGTCCGATTATGGACTCCCAGCCCCGATTACGAAGTTAACTGTTGAACAAGATCTTAAGATGAGAATCTTAAAAGATAAGTTAAACGAAAACTACGATAGTCATAAAGAGGATATAATAACCCTCTTTCTCGCTTTACAAAAACAAAATTTTGTATTAGGTAATTCACTCAAAAATCTACTCGAAAAATGGAATACTATAGAAGAGGAAAGATCGAATGCTGGGATTTTATTCGGGATCAGAATTTGAACTTCCACTTAGGGAATGCGATAAAATATATATGCAGAGCTGGTCATAAAGGCGGTCAGCTCCAGAGATGCGAAGACTTAGAAAAAGCAATTCATTATTTACAAAACGAACTCCACCATGAAGAAAACTTTCTTATCCAATCAGGCGAAGGAATTCCGTACAAAATACAACCTGCAGAATGGGACGAATCTAAAGCAACGTACATATCAGAAGAATCTGATCGTAGAGGAATTTAAAGAGTTCCTAGAAGCTGAAGGAATGTTATTTAGAAATAATGATGAATTCCCAGCTGAAGCTCTGAAAGAATTAGCTGACTTAGTATATGTTTGCTATCAATATGCTGAGAACATGGGCTGGTTCTTAGATGAAGCATTGGATAGAGTACATGTTAGTAACATGTCTAAACTCGGTGAAGATGGACTACCTGTATACCGAGAAGATGGTAAGGTTCTTAAAGGACCAAACTATAAACCACCTACATTAACTGACTTAATATAATGACAGAATTAATCTCCCGCACTGGTCGGGTCCAATCATGGTTGGATAACCCAGAATCTAGACTTCCAGTGAGCTGTACTGTATTTGTTGTTGAAGACTCCATGGAGGGTGACAACGGTATAGAGGCCAGCTGGAGATTCGCCTCCCATGCCCTCCGAAATGGGGCAGGGTGTGCAATACACTTATCTAACTTAAGACCTAAAGGAGACGATAATGGACGTGGATTAACCGCATCTGGTCCAGTATCCTTTGGTAAAATTTATTCAGTACTAAATGAAATACTAAGAAGAGGAGGAACATACAAAAATGGAGCGATTGTTTTACATTTGGATATCGATCATCCTGATATCATTGACTTCATTACTACTCCTAGATCAGAACTCCCGTGGGTCAAAAGGTGTGTCGATATTGACGACGAAAAGTGGGAAAGTACTGATACGCTCACACGGGACGCATTAATATATGGCATCAAATCTGGTGACATATGGTTAAATAAAATTAAACACGATAAAAACGGAGAAAGAATTTATGGCAACGTCTGTCTTGAGGTTTACTTGCCCTCACGTGGAACTTGCTTGTTACAGCATGTCAATCTCGCAGCCTGTAGTACCCAATCCATCAGAGAGGGTTTCGTTAAAGGTATGTCCGAGTTGTGCAGCCTCCATAGTAGGACAGGTGTTGGAGCAACTGGAGAATACTTGTCGTCTAATATCGACAGACAAGTTGGACTTGGTGTCCTTGGACTCGCAAACTTACTCGCCCGACACGCAGTAACATACGAACAATTTGGTAGAGCACTACAATGTGTAAATAATAATGGATCTATCGTTACCAGAGCCGAGCATCTTGCCAGCGAACTTAGATATGGTATCCAGGCTGCCGCTGAAGTGGCTCGCTCTAATAATATGGTTAGAGCTTTCGCAATTGCTCCGACAGCCTCTTGTAGTTATAGAAGCAAGGATCTGGATGGCTTTACGAGTACCCCAGAAATTGCACCCCCAATCTCTCGTTCTGTGGACAGAGATAGTGGGACATTCGGAGTGCAAACCTATAGCTATGGACAAGTAGAAATAGCTAGTGAAGTAGGCTGGGATGCCTATAAGAGAGTAGCAGATGAGATAATGATTATGTATGAGAAAACAGGACTTCTTCATGGCTATAGCTTCAACTCTTGGAGTGATGTTATAGAATACGACAATGAATTCGTGGAAGAGTGGTTGGCTTCGCCTCAAACCTCCTTATATTACAGCCTTCAGGTAATGGGAGACGTACAAGATAAGAGCGATGCGTATGCAGCATTAGATCAAGAAGACGTTGATGATTACTTGCAGGGTATTTTACAAGAAAACCCAATAACCTGCGATTGTCAAGAATGAAAAACCCTTATGAAAAATTACTCAACAGAAAGAGAACTTGGAACCCAGTCCAGACTACAGCTGGTCAACTTAAACACGGAGCTGAAGAGGCCATCTACCGTGCTCTCGCAATACGCCATATGGAGTTACCAGTTGGCGAGTTTATTACAGAAGCACTTGAAAAGGAGGTTCCCGAATCTGCACGGACTCTTCTAGAATCAAACGTTAAGGATGAGATCAAACACGACCTTGCCCTTACATATATCACCAATGCCATAGGTGTTGATGAGAAAGCAGAAGCCGAGGCTTTCAAGCTAAGAGATGCTTGGGAGTCTCACCCTGACCACACTATATTAAAAGCTTTGGTAGCGGAACGTGCTATATTCTTTGTTATTTTGCCTTTCTTTAGGTTTTGTGGCGATCCTGGTCTCAGAACAGTATCAGCTGATATTTCCAGAGATGAACAAATACACGTGGCTTGTAACAGTCTCGTCTGTTCTGCTATGGGTCTACGCCCTAGTAATTCTTTGGACAAACTTAGGAAGGCCACAATTAATTGGATCTTTCAACCACTAGGTATAAATACTACCGATAAATATTTGGACAAAAATTTTTGGCTGGATTCAAGTGACCGATTAATGTATGAGGGCAAAGCACCTCAACTTTCTGACACCAGATCAGCCCGTATGCCAGCTTTCTTTGAACATGCCAACACCAATTTACCCCAGTACGCTTAACCTTTACACGGAAAAGCTAGAGAAATTAGTAGAAGATTTAGATAATAAATTTCCACCTCACATTATCCATCCAAAAGAAGAAATAAGTGCTATCATGTACAGAGCTGGACAAGCTAGCGTGGTAGCATATGTAAAACAATTACTAGAAGAATAACATGTGTCTATTCGGAGGCTCTGGAAAAATGGCAGCACCTCCTGCTATTAAACAAAGAGTTGAAACAAATACAGATCTACCAACTGCTAAACAAACTGTTGATCCAGATAAAACAGCTGATGTATCTTATGGTTCAAGTAAGAAAAAAGCAGGACCAGCAGCAGCTAAAAAAGAAGGTTCAGCAGGATTAAAAATACCAATGCTTGCAAATACCCAGGGATCTGAAGCAGCAAAAACAGGAGGATTAAATGTATAAGGCAAGTGAAAGATACACCCAATTAGCATCAGGACGATCACAGTTCTTAGATACAGCAGTTGAGTGTTCAGAACTTACCTTACCATATCTAGTACAACACGATCTAAAACAAAAAGGTGGAAAGCAAAGTTTACTACAACCATGGCAGTCAGTTGGTGCCAAAGCAGTAGTTACCTTAGCAGCTAAACTAATGTTAGCATTGCTACCACCACAGACTAGCTTCTTCAAACTACAAGTTAGAGATGACAAGATTGGAGATGAGTTAGATCCACAAATGAGAAGTGAATTAGATTTATCTTTTTCTAAAATAGAAAGAATGATCTTAGATTATATCGCTGCTCAAAATGATAGAGTTGTAGTTCATCAAGCATTAAAACATCTGATTGTATCAGGTAATGCTCTTATCTTTATGGGTAAGAATGGACTTAAACATTTTCCATTACAAAGATATGTTGTCAATAGAGATGGTAATGGTAACATACTAGAAATAGTAACTAAAGAAATAATAAGTAGAAAGGTACTAGGTATAGAACCTAAGCCCTCGTACCCTAATGATCCTAATAATCAATCGGATGCAGGTTCAGATGAAGACGACGCAGAAGTATACACATGCGTTAAGCAAGATCCTAGTAGTGGTCGTTGGGTTTGGCATCAGGAAGTAGATGATATGATCATCCCTGATAGTCGTAGCTCCGCACCTAAGAATGCTAGTCCTTGGTTAGTTCTTCGATTCAATACAGTTGATGGAGAAGATTACGGACGTGGTAGAGTAGAAGAATTTATAGGAGATCTAAGATCACTTAACGGATTATCACAAGCTCTTGTTGAAGGATCAGCAGTAGCTAGTAAAGTAATCTTTTTAGTATCACCTTCAGCTACAACTAAACCACAAACGTTATCCAAAGCTGGTAACGGTGCTATCATACAAGGAAGGCCGGAAGATGTAGGAGTAGTGCAAGTAGGGAAGACAGCAGACTTCCAAACAGCTTCACAAATGATGATGGGTTTAGAGAAAAGAATCTCAGAAGGATTCTTAATACTAAATGTAAGAGACTCTGAACGTACTACAGCAGAAGAAGTAAGGATGACTCAGTTAGAGTTAGAGCAATCCCTCGGTGGATTATTCTCTTTACTTACTGTAGAGTTCTTAATACCATATCTAGACCGAACGTTGCTAGTACTCCAACGCTCAAATGAAATACCTAAGTTACCTAAAGAGTATGTAAGACCAAGGATCGTAGCTGGTGTTAATCAGTTAGGTCGTGGTCAAGATGCTCAAGCACTAACACAGTTCATGGGTACAGTAGCTCAGACACTAGGTCCAGAAGCTATACTTAGATACGTAAATCCAGGTGAGGCAATCAAACGATTAGCAGCTTCACAAGGTATAGATGTACTTAATCTTGTTAAGACTGAAGAAGAGTTACAACAAGAAATGCAGCAACAACAACAGATGCAATCACAACAAGAACTAGTGAAACAAGCTGGTCAGTTTGCAAGCACACCAATGATGGATCCATCGAAAGATCCTGAAGCATCAGAAAGGATTGATGCAATATCACAAGCAATTCAACCACCTGAAGAATAAATGGCAGAAACATTAACATATGATGCTGGTACTGATACAGTAACAGACGGAGAAGGTAATAACTTAACACCAGCTGAACAAGAATCTCTTGCAGTTGGTGAAGAGTTAGTAGCTCAACAAGAAGGATTGTTAGCAGGTAAATATAAAGATGCACAAGAATTAGAAAAGGCTTATGTCGAACTCCAAAAAAAACTTGGAGGAGAAAGCAATAAAGATAGCGGAGAAACTGGGAACACCAAAGGTGACGCAGAAGTGGAGTCACCAGAAAAAGCAGAAAAAGAAGAAGAAGCTCCAGAAGTATCTCCAGCAGCTGAGTTAATAACATCAGCTTCTGAGGAGTTCGCTGATAAAGGAGAGTTAACACCTGAAACTATAGAGAAGTTCTCTAGTATGAGTAGCAAGGATTTAGTCCAAGCATACATGGAAGTACAGAATAATTTACCTGAAGGACAGCAAGTAGAAGCAGCTGACATCAGTGATGCTCAAGTAAATGATATAAAAAATTCTGCTGGTGGTGAGAAAGCATATCAAGAAATGGTACAGTGGGCTAGTGAAAGTCTAGGTCAACAATCCATAGATGCTTTCCAAAGTATAATAGATTCAGGTAGCGTTGATGCTATCAAGTTAGCTGTCTCTGGTTTACGCTCAGAGTATGAAAAATCAAACGGATACGAAGGACAAATGTACACAGGTAAAGCACCCAAATCAAACAGTGATGTCTTCAGAAGTCAAGCAGAATTAGTAGCTGCTATGGGTGATAGAAGATACGATCAAGACCCTGCTTACCGTCAGGATGTAATTGAAAAGTTACAACGGTCTGATAACTTAGAATTTTAAAACTATGCCAGGACATTATAGCGGACCCCCAAAACCTAAACAAGCTAAAGCACATCCTCCAGGTAAACCAGGACCAGCTAACCCAGAACCTAGTTCACCTTATCTTCCAGGGAAATCACCCCATAAGAGAGCTAAAATTAAAATTAAACCTCATAATCAAGATGTAAACATGGCATAGGTGTATCGTGGCGACCTGAACTTTCATCCTCGCCCATTAACTTACTCATTATTTTAATGAACGACACAGAAGTAATCGCACTTCAAGCACCTATTGAATACACTATGAACGACAACGCTGAATTACAGAACGGACGCTGGGCAATGATTGGTATCATGGCAGCTCTTGGAGCTTACGCCACGACTGGACAAATTATCCCTGGTATCTTTTAAATGAAAAAATTATCATTAGCTGTTGCAGCTACTCTATTCTCTAGTCCTGTACTTGCAGGACCATATGTTAACGTTGAAAGCAACGCTAACTACACTGGCTCTGATTATGAATCAAGAGCAACTGACCTACACATAGGTTATGAAAACAATCTTGGCTCCCTTGCATATTATGTCCAAGGTGGTAAGACGATTAATGCTGCTGATGGCGTTGATTCAGAGTCTAATTTCTCTGGCAAGCTTGGTGGCTCTATCTCTGCTACAGACAAACTTGGTGTCTATGGTGAAGTATCTTTCGCACAAGTGGAAGACGCTGACAACACCTACGGTACAAAGCTAGGAGCAAAATACTCTTTCTAATTAAATGACTACAGCCACACTAACAAAACCAAATACCAACTGGCAGAGTTTATGTGACTGGGTTACGAGCACTGAGAACCGCCTCTACGTGGGGTGGTTTGGTGTGCTAATGATCCCTGCACTTTTAACTGCTACAACAGCTTTTATAGTAGCTTTCATAGCTGCTCCACCAGTTGACATAGATGGTATACGTGAACCCGTTGCTGGCTCTCTACTCTATGGAAACAACATCATCTCTGGGGCAATCGTCCCATCATCTAACGCAATC